AGACAATGAGCTATTGCAATGGTGGTCAGAGCACAGCTTTGAGAATGGCTTTAGTCAAGAGGAGTTTGAAAAAGGCATTGAGATGTATGCCCAGGCCGTAATGGGCAGTGAGCCTGATCTTGAAGCAGAAACTGCAAAGCTTGGTGATAATGCAAATGCACGAATTGAAGCTGCATCAGTTTTTGCAAACAAGTTTTTTCCTGAAGAGGCCTTACCTGCAATTGAACGTATGTGTGAAAGTCACGAAGGTATTATTGCATTAGAAGCTATTCAGGAAGCTATGAAGGATGGAAACTTTGCTGGCAATGCACAGTCAGCTTCTGGGCTTAGTGAGCGTGAACTAGCCCAAATGATGAATGATCCGCGTTATTATGACTCGGCTCGACGTGATCCTCATTTTGTTAAGCAGGTAGATGATGGCTACAAAAAACTCTTCGGAAGTTAAAATTCTAACAAGAGGGGGGTTTTACATGACTCCCCTTTCTCCTTTTCACCTGCAAGAAATTGCAGACAATATGGCTCCCGAAAACAAAAGGGAATTAAGATTACTTGGATATACTAATTTGCGTGTTGCAATGAGTGAGATGTACGAGCAATCTGAGGCATATATTGTGCGAAAGGAAGGTGGTCCTATCATCTGTGTGGGTGGTTTATGGTTCAGCGAAGATCAAGACCACCCGCAAATGTTTACAATCTTTACACAGGAAGCGAAAGATAACTTTATAATGCTGGCGCGTGGCTCTCGAATGCTTGTGGATTTTTTATCACAAGCGCAAAGCCACATGACTATGACTGTACTAGCTGATTATGAAGGCATTTTGAACTGGGCAGTATGGTTAGGTTTTGAGCCAGTGGGCGTTATTTCCATTGGAGAAAACAAGTACGTTGAATTTATTCGTTGCAATTTAGGTGAAAATTGTGTTTACGATAAAGCGTCACGGCCCGTGGTACACTGATTGGCCCGAAAGGATACCCAAGTTGAGGTGAGGAAAGCGGATACCCGTAGTAACCCGAAACTTCAATTAGGACTGTAAAAATGGCTAATACAATCGATCAAGCCTTTATCAAACAGTTTGAGACAGAAGTTCACATGGCGTACCAGCGTATGGGTTCCAAGCTACGGAACACAGTTCGCTCTACAAATGTGACTGGCTCAACTGCACGCTTCCAAGTTATTGGAAAAGGCACAGCTTCAACTAAATCTCGCAACGGCAACGTATCTCCAATGGAATTGGTTCACACAAATGTCGAAGCAACAATGGCTGACTACTATGCAGCAGAATACATCGACAAGCTAGACGAGTTGAAAATCAACATCAACGAGCGTCAAGCTGTTGCACAATCTGCAGCCGCAGCATTGGGTCGCAAGACTGATGAGATTCTTACAACTGCAATGGACGCAGGTGCTAACTCTAGTCAGATTCATGATACAAATTCTGCGCTAGAAAAAGCTGACTTGCTATCATTGTTTGAAACATTCGGCAACGAAGATATTCCAGAAGATGGACAGCGCTACCTAGCAATGTCACCTGCTGGTTTTGCTGACTTGTTTGCAATCAATGAGTTTGCTTCATCTGACTTTGTTGGTCCACAAAACTTGCCATTCGCTGGCGGCATGACAATGAAAGAGTTCTTGGGCTTCAAGATTTTCTCAACGTCTGCTGTTGCTGGTGGCAAGAACTTTGCGTACCACACATCTGCGGTTGGTCTAGGTATTAACTCTGACGTACAAACAGAGCTAAACTATGTACCAGAGAAGGTCTCACACCTAGCAACATCAATGATGTCAATGGGTGCTGTCGTTATTGATGACGATGGTGTCTTTGAAGTCTTAGACAACAACTAAGGAGTCTAAATTATGGCTTATGTTTCATCTGGTCTTTCACGCATTGGTTCTGGCGGCGGTTATGCTGTTTGGATTTATGCTTCAGAAGATAACCTAGCAGCAGTAAATAACTCTGGTTACTTTACTGGTGAAGCTGTGAACATGTTAAATGCAGGTGATGTTGTAATGGTAGTAGATACCAACGCATCTCCAATCGCATTATCAGCAACAGTTGTTGTTTCAAATGACGGAACAACAGTTGACTGTGGTACAGGTCTTGATCTGTCTACAGCCGACGCTGACTAATAAAGGGGTGGGGGCTTCGGCCCCCAACTTGCCATGCCTGATCGCGCTGATTCTGCTTTAGATATTTGCTCTCGTGCATCCCTCCTAATTGGTGGTGATGCTATTTCTTCTTTTACTGCTGGGGGGACTGCAGAAGCCGAGGTTGCTAATGCAATTTATGAAGATATTGCGGTAGCAGCATTGACGCAAACACGATGGCGTTTTGCAACAAAGCAAGCAACACTTGTAAAGAATGTAACTGATCCAACATCACGCTGGGATTCAGCGCATGATCTTCCGTCTGATCTTTTAATGCTTAGTGCAGTTACAGTAAACGACATGCCAATTAAATATGACGTTTATGGAGATCAGGTTTATAGCGACTCTACATCGAGTGATGTTGTGGTTGCTGATTATATTTATAGAGCATCTGAAACAGACTGGCCCTCTTACTTTACGATGGCGGTACAATTTCAGGTAGCGAGTGTATTGGCACTATCTGTTGCGCGTGATGCAACATTGGCAGGTGCTATGGAGGCGCAGGGTGAGCGCCAAATGGTTAAGGCGCGGCGTTTGGATTCTCAACAACAAACAACTCGCAAACTAAACACATCGAGGTTTATAGCACAAAGGCGTAGCTAATGCAGAAAGTTAGAGTACCAATTAACAGCTTTCAGTATGGCGAAGTCAGTGACTCACTTATTATGAGAACTGACACACCTATCTATGCGCAGTCTGCACAACGTTTAGAGAATATGGTTGTAATGAGCGAAGGCTCAGTTAAGAAACGTTATGGCCTAAAGCACATCTACGATTATAGTATTACTTATGATGCTAACAATCCTGCGCAGTCGCATCTGTTTAAGTTTATCTTTGATGACAATGAGCAGTACATCATTTCTGTTGAGCATCAAAAGGTAAGATGCTTTCAGCTAGAAACTGATGGCACAATTACACTTGTTGAGACTATCACCCAGGACGTTGATAGTAATGCGTTGCCATTTAATCAAAGCTATCTGCAGCAATATACCTATGCTCAGTATGGCGATGTCATGTTTATCAGCCATCCATTGTTTGCACCAAGGACACTCGTGCGCACTGGCTTAACTAGCTTTGAGATTGATACGTTTGCATTTGATTTTCGTGCGGATGAAGAGGTGACATATCAGCCTTACACCAAGTTTCAGGCTTCTAATGTTTTTCTTGACCCTGCGTCAACAACTGGCAGTTCTGTAGCAGTACAGATTTGCACTAACAGTGGCACTGTTGATTCTGATGCGATTGACACAGGTACAACTGATAATACAAGCCCATATGCATTTGAATTAAATGGAACACTTGCTAGTGGTGGGACGGTAACGCTAGATGTTGCAACACAAGTTACATTTACATCAATTGCTAATTACAGCTTATATACATTTACAATTACTGGCACAGATCAGGATGGGGTGGCTCAAACTGAAAATATTTTAGGGCCTAACAATAATACTGTTTATTCAACAAAGTTTTTTAAAACCATAACAAGTATTTCATCAAGTGTTGCGCTTTATGGAAATGTAACTGCAGGCGTTTCAGAAAAACAAGCGGTTAGTTATTTTGATATAACTGGCAGTAAAACTGGCAATGATTACTTAGACTCAACACATGTTGACGTTACGTTACGTTATGGTGAAGCCGAAATGGACATTGTATCCGTTCAGAGTTCTGATCGCGCTACAGTAAATATTGTAGATGAGCTTAAACGCAGACTAACAATTTTGAATCCTTTACGCACAAGAGATGGTAATTCAGAAGTTCAAGTTACTATGTTCAATCACGGCTTTGCTGGCGGTGAAGCTATTACGATTGAGGATGCAGCACCAACAGGTGGGATTAACAGCGGAAATATTAATGGCCTTCGTACTGTTACTGAGATCATTGACGAGAATACATTTACTTTCTTTGCAGGAGGTACTGCAAACGATAGTGAAGACGGCGGTGGTTATGTTACTATTGTTTCCCATGCACCAACGCTAGATTGGGATGAGCAGTCTTG